CTTTATGGACATTTACTGGAGGAAGTAATTCTACTACTGGTTAGAATGACAGACAATGAAGTAGACTCTGAGCAGAAAGAAGTAATGGTGGATGGTGTATCTGGTCACATGGATTGTAAAATAAATGGAGAGGTTGTGGATATAAAGACAGCATCTAGGTTTGCTTTCAGGAAGTTTAAAGATGGAACGCTAAGAGATGATGATCCCTTTGGATACATTCCACAGTTAGCTGGATACGAAGAAGCTGAAGGTACAGACAACGGAGGCTTCTTGGTAATCAATAAAGAAAGCGGAGAGCTTTGCTTGTATAAACCTGAAGAGTTAGACAAGCCCCCTATAAGACACAGGATAAAAAATATTACGGAGGTGCTTGCTACAGATACTCCCCCCGAAACTTTATGTTACCGTCCTGTTGCGGAGGGCAAGAAAGGCAACGAAAAAATACACAAGAACTGTGTGTTCTGCCCCCACAAAATTGTATGCTTTAAGGATGCCAACGCTGGTGAAGGGCTTAGGATTTTTAAATATAACAAGGGGTTATCTTACTTTAGTAAAGTTGTATCTAGTCCTAGAGTTGAAGAGGTTATTGCATGAACGGCAGGAACGCCAAGCTAATTAGAAAGAAATCTAAAGAGCTTATTGTGGATTGGTTAAGAACTTTGGTTGACACAGAGCAAGGCAAATGTTATAATATAGATAACGCTTTGTCATTTTTACCAAAGCAAACGCACATATACTATCAAGGGAGTAATCACTTGAGTTCTCATAGTTACAAATGGTTCATAAAAAAGGTTAAGCGAATCTATAAGGAGAGTGGTGTGCTACCAGAATCTTTACAAGAATTAAATGAAAATTAGAAAGGGATTTAGAAAGCGGAGGGTTGTCAGGCCCAGAGAAAAGGATGTCCCAGTTACTTATGATTCTAAGTGGGAGTATACTTTACATCAGGGTGTCTTAAAATCTTGGGAGCATCATGGAGATAAGGTTAAGTACACCGTAGATCATGTGTACCATCCTGACTTTATAAAAAAGATTGGTAAGAAAATAATTTTTATAGAAGCTAAGGGAAGGTTTTGGGATTACCAAGAATATAACAAGTATGCTTGGATAAAGAAAGCCTTACCTCCTAACACTGAGTTAGTTTTTTTATTTGCTAACCCTTCTTCTCCTATGCCACAAGCTAAGAGAAGAAAAGACGGAACTAAAAGAAGTCACGGTGAATGGGCATCAGCAAATGGATTTACATGGTATAGTGAAGACTCTTTACCTGATGGCTGGGTAGATATGAAGTATAGAAAAGATAATACTTTAACAATTGAAAGTGATTAGGAGATAACATGAGTATAAATGACGCAACACCGGAGGAGTGGGATAAAGTTACTAAAAAATTAAGAGAAGATAAAACATATGGAGATGATGTTGATAGTCCATTCCATTATAATAATGGTAGTGTAGAATGTATTGATGCTATTGAAGCTGCCTCAACCAAGGAAGAGTTTGAGGGTTATGTCCGTGCTAATGTATTAAAGTATGTTTGGAGATTTAGATACAAAGATAAAATTAAAGATTTAAGAAAAGCAAGATGGTATCTCGATAAACTAATAGACAGTTTGATGAAGCCGGAGGAATAGAACAATGTGGGACAGAAAGGCTGAAAGGATTGAAAAATATTTAAAGAAAAAAAATAAATCCAAGGCTAAAGAACAGCGGAGAATTAACAAAAATGTAAAACGTGAAAGGAATAAAGATGATAATAGATGATGTAGGAATACAACCGTATTTAGGTATTCATATTGATTATGATAAAGAAGAAGTGTTGAATACTTTTACTAAAGAAACTTTAAAAGATAGATATTTATGGGAAGGAGAAACACATGCTCAACAAGCTTTTGCGCGTAGTAGTATTTTTGGGGCTACTTATCAAGGATACACTGATTTCAATCTTGCACAGAGGCTTTACGAGTACTCTAGTAATAGTTGGTTTGGTTTCAGTACTCCTATACTTTCTAACGGGGGAACCAGCCGGGGTTTACCTATCAGTTGCTTTCTTAATTATGTTCCTGATTCAAGGGATGGTTTATCTGCTCATTATGATGAGAACATATGGCTTGCAAGCGGAGGTGGAGGCATTGGTGGATTTTGGGGAAGTGTTCGCAGTAACGGTGTGGATACTTCTAACGGTAGTCGTAGCACTGGATCTATCCCTTTCATGCACGTAGTAGATTCTCAAATGCTTGCATTCAATCAGGGAATTACTAGGCGCGGAAGTTATGCGGCCTATTTAAATATAAGTCATCCTGAGATTGAAGAGTTTATAGGAATGAGAAAGACTACTGGTGGAGATTTAAATAGAAAATGTTTAAACCTACACAATGCTGTAAACATTACTAATGGATTTCTAGAAGCAGTAGCTAATGATGATGATTGGAGACTCATAGATCCTAAAACTAATACGGCAGTTAAGATAGTTTCTGCTAGAGATTTATGGTTTCAACTTATACATACAAGAATGGAAACTGGAGAACCTTATATAGTTAATATTGATAATTGTAATGCGGCATTGCCGGAAGAACAAAAGAAACTAGGGTTAGAAATAAAACAAAGTAATCTTTGTTCAGAAATAACCTTACCTACTAACGAAGAAAGGACAGCAGTATGCTGCTTGTCTAGTGTAAACTTAGAATACTTTGATGAATGGTCTACAGTAGATGAGTTTATTCCTGACCTTATTACAATGCTTGATAATGTTTTAGAACATTTTATTGACTCTGTAAAAGATACGGGCGGCTACTCTAAGGCTGCTTATTCTGCAATGAGAGAAAGGTCTGTAGGTTTAGGTGCTATGGGCTTTCATAGTTATCTTCAAAAGAATAGTATTCCTTTTGAAAGTATGTATGCATCATCTTTTAATCATAAGGCTTTTACTTTAATAAAAGATAGAGCTTTAACTGCTACTAGAAAACTAGGAGAAGAAAGAGGAGAAGCTCCTGACATGAAAGGGAGCGGTAAAAGAAATGCACACCTTCTTGCAATAGCTCCTAATGCTTCTAGTTCTATTATATGTGGTGGAGCTAGTCCTTCTGTAGAACCTTTCAGGGCTAATGTATATACACACAAAACATTAACAGGAAGCTTTAGAGTTAGAAATAAATATCTTAGTGATATTTTACTTAAACTTATTCCCGGAGCTAAAAAGAGAGAAGAAGTATGGAAAGATATTGAAGCTCATAATGGATCAGTACAACATCTGGATATATTAGATGATGACATAAAAGAAATATTTAAAACTGCCCCAGAAATAAATCAAATCTGGATTATTGAACATGCTAAAATGAGACAAGAACATATTTGTCAAAGTCAGAGTATAAATTTATTCTTTAAACCTCCGGCAATAGAATCAGAACAGGAAATACACGATGACTTTCTACAATATGTACATGATGTACACTGGGCCGGAGCGCACCAGCTAAAGTCTCTTTATTATTTACGGTCTGATTCTGCCAGAGAAACCGAGAATGTTAATATAAAAATACCTAGAATAAATTTAGAGGAAAGCGAATGTCTAAGTTGTGAGGGATGATGAAAATTATAGAAGTTAAATGGGAAGACGCATGGGTAGATACTATAGATATTTCAATATCTGAAGTTAAAAAGCTGAAGCCTGTTATAAGAACTACTGTTGGTTGGAGAATTTCTGAGAATAAGGAAGGAATTATCTTGGCAACAGATTATTTTAATGATGATAAGAAACACATAAATACTCCTATGTGTATTCCTTGGGGAATAATATTGGAGTATTGGGAGTATGAGATAGATGACACTGATAATAGCTAGTTTTATTTCTGTATTTGTTAAGGCATTTCAACAACGTAATGTTGCCTTTAATAATTATATTTCTGTACCACTATTTAGTTTTGGTATGGCTTTTACAGAAGTATATATTATTATAAATATAGTTCAGCTTGGAGCAAGTTGGAATGTAGTATGGAGGTTAGCAGTAGGTGCAGCTTTAGGTTGTTGGGCTGCTATGTATCTACATAACAAACTACATAATAAAGGAGATAAAAAGTGAGCCTGTTAAAGACTAGAGAGTATTATAAACCTTTTGATTATCCTTGGATGTTTGATTATTATGTGCAACAGAATCAGATGCACTGGATGCCAGAGGATATTCCTTTACATAATGATGTTAAAGATTGGAATGATATGGCTCCGGCTGAAAAGAATTTATTGACACAGATATTTAGATTATTTACACAGTCTGATGTAGATGTCGGAGCCGGTTATGTTGATAGATATATGCGAGTATTTAAAAAACCAGAAGCGCGTATGATGATGGGGGCATTTGCTAATATGGAATCCATTCATCAACATGCTTATAGTTTACTTTTAGATACTGTAGGTATGCCTGAGATTGAATATAAAGCTTTTTCTGAATATGAATCTATGTCTGACAAGCATACATATATAGATAATTTATCTATACAAGTAACTAATAAAGAATCTATAGCTAAAAACTTGGCAGTTTATTCGGCCTTTACTGAGGGGTTACAATTATTTAGTAGCTTTGCAATACTTTTAAATTTTCCCCGCTTTGGTAAAATGAAAGGAATGGGACAGATTATAACCTACAGTATAAGAGATGAATCTCTCCATGTTGAAGCCATGATAAAACTATTTAGAGAATTTATTCAGGAAAATATAGCTCTTTGGACAGACGATTTTAAGAAAGAAATCTATCAGATATGTAGACATATGGTAAAACTTGAAGATAAGTTTTTAGATTTAGTTTTTGAACTAGGTGATATACAAGGGCTTACAAAGAAAGAAATGTATGAATATATTAGATACATTGCTGATAGAAGATTACTTCAGCTAGGATTAAAGCCTAATTTTGGAGTCAAAGATAATCCATTGACTTGGTTAAATGATGTTCTTGGAGTAGAGCATCAAAACTTTTTTGAAGGACGAGCCACTACTTANATGAAGGGNGGNCTAAGNGGTNATNTAGAAACAGTACAATTTAAAAATATCTTAGGGGGTAGTAATGAAAAATAAAGAAGAAGGGAATCTGGTTTCTTTTAGAGTATTTATGGCTAGNGATGGCAACATTATTTCAGAGTTTAAACATCTTCCTTTAGATAAAATTCATACTGTTTTTAAATATGAAGGAGATGTAGTAATAGTAGAAAAAATAGTAAAAGAAGGTTGTAAAAAATTAGAATATTTACATGACTATTTAGAAAGAGAAATTCAAGCTATTCAATTAGAGGAAGGATTATGAACAGGGTAAGCGATTGTTATAATGAAGTATTCACAAAAATTTTAGATCTTCAAGAGAAGTATTCTGACCTAATAATTGCAGGAAATATGATGGCACATGCTTTAAAAATTTATAAAAGTATTCTTAATGATGAAGAATTTGAAAATATGATGGAAACTCTTGTTGAAAGTAAAAACAAAATTGAACCTCACAATAGAGAAAGCTTACATTAGGAGATAAAAATGACAGAAGAAACTAAATATATTTTAGCAAACACACTTCCCTCTATACCGGATCAAAGAGATATTCCTTATCGCTCTCCTTACAAACCAGAAGACTTACCTAGTTCTGTAGACATGAGGGAAGACGTTTACGAAATAGAAAATCAAGGCTCAATAGGAAGCTGTGTAGCAAATGGAGTAGCCAGTTCCTGTGAGCTTATAGCTAATAGGAATGGTAAGCCTATAGATTTAAGTCGATTGTTTCTTTATAACGCTACTAAGGTTTATGAAAATCGTTTAGGAGAAGAGGGACTATGTACTAGAGATGCCTATCATGTAGCTTACAAACAAGGGATGCCTACTGAAGAATATTATCCTTATGATATATCTAAAGATAATATTGCTCCCTCTTCAGAGGACTACAAAGAAGCTTTTAATAATAGAATAGATAGGTATGAAAGTGTAGTTCGATGGGGCAATGGAAATCATTATCAAGAAATACATAATATTAAATCTGCTCTCCATGAAGGAATACCTGTTGGCTTTGCTATGATGATTACTGCTTCTTTAATAAACTTAAAAGGTTCTTGGAAAGAGCATAATTATATAAGAGTTGATCCAAATAATTCAGGACTCGGTGGACATTATATGCTGATCGTAGGATATGATAATGAGGCCCAGAAATTCTTAGTACAGAATAGTTGGGGAACATCTTGGGGTGATGGAGGTTATTGTGGCCTTCCCTATAATATGGTGAGTGAGCCTTTCTTTGAGGCCTGGATAGCTAGAAGTTTTAAAGGAATGGAGGTTCCAGAGACTACTGGTTCTAAGGTAGACTTTATAAGTAAATATAGACTTGCAGCCAGAATAGTTC